CTTTTGGTTTCATTTCAACTTTTTTTTGAACACCACTAGAAGTTTCTTGAACATAGCCTAGTTTTAAAAACTTATCAAGGCTATTAGGATTGATACAAACTATATCACTCCCTTTAGTCATTATTATATCTTTAGCCATTATGCCGTTCCTCTCGTAAATTCATATAAAACTCTTACCACAATTCTAACTGCACCAATAGGAAAAAGAACACCTTCATCTGCTGATACATCTACAATCTGTGTATCAATAGCATTATTATTTCTAGTAATATCATTATCTAATGTTTCTTCTACTACTTCTACTAATTGGTTTCTAGCTGTATCTATATTACTTGTAGTTCCTTTTACATAACCCACAATAACAAAATCAATAGTTCCAGATCGTTTTCCTGTGCTATTACTACCCATGCTAAAATCTTCTCTTACTTCATCACTTGTTGCTACATATACAGCAGGAAATTGAGCATTAGATAATTCTTCTACCTCAAATGGCTCTCTTGAAATTCTTTTAAATGTAATTGGTGAACTAACTGCAGTCAGTTTAGTTACTATATCACTTGCAATATCTTCTCTTTCACTCACAGCTTTAACTCCCTAGCTAATACCTTGCTAAATATTGTTCTAATTTTCTTTTGCTCATCTTTACTAATTCTAAAGAATTGTCTAGTAATTTTATTTTTACCTACACCAAACAGATCATGGAATGATGCTTTTTTACTCTCTGCATTTCTTCTAAAGAATAATACACCTTTACTTGCACTAATTTTACTTGTTAAAGAACTAAACATTTGCCCTGTATCTGTAAGATCAACTACTCCAGATTGTTTCACTCCTGCTCTTTTATAATTTGGTGAATAAGGTTTAAACTTTCTGCCAAAAGCATCAACACCTTTGTTTTGAGTTCTTGATCTAATTTCTTTGATTTCAAATGCAGAAACATTTGCTAATGACTTCTTAATGGCACTAGACATCTTTCTAGATATGCCTTTAATTTCGTTTGCTATTTGGATTGTATTGCTAGTAATTTTTACTTCAGCAACCATTATTTACATAAACATTGACCATCACAAGGACACATATCTACCTCACTAACCTCAAATGATGGATTGGCTCTTTCTCACTATTAGATACTGTACTATCACCATCTTCATCATATTCTACACCATCTCTTAGAATAGCTTGAAACTCAGTTGCATAACTTGCTCTATAAAAATCTATTTGTACTTGAAATGCATCATTATCACCTTCTGGTGTTTTCCATTTAGTAAGTTGTGGCATGATATATTCTGCTAGTGCTTTGTAAACTACGCACCTTTTCCATTGTGCATCTGTTAATTTAGAGTTTACTAACTCTAAGGATGTGATCTTTGTAATATCTTTGTATCTGACTGTATGTCTATATCTCTCCCACCATTCCTCACGGATCTGTCTAATGACATCATCTTCTGCGAATTGTAGTTGAGTATCAAAATCTGTAATACCGAATGAAGCAATATCTGGTTGGTATTTTTGAACTTCTGCTAGGTTTACACCAAAATCTGTTGTTGCCATTATTTATCTTTCTTTTTCTTTGGTTTTTCTACCTTATCAACTTTAGGTTTATCTTCAACAGGTTTCCAACCTCTTAATTCCCAAATATTTTTATTCTTTTCATAATCTGTTAGTGGTCTATCAATAATTTTTTTTCCATTGGTAAGTTTCATAATATTCCTTTCTGAACAGGTGGGGAATTAACCCCACCCATAAAAGTATTATTATTGGATTGATGAGTCAGCGATAACTTCAATACCATATGAGTCATGTAGTTCACCAACACCATATACTGCTGTTGCCACAATCTCATCTGCTCTTAAAGAAGCATCTCTTTGTGTTTCAATCTTAATGTCCTGCATCATAGCAAGAGCAAGTGCATCTTTGTGGAACATTCCACCTTTGTAATCACCTGCTGTGCCTGTGTTTGACATGTTGCCTGTTTCAAAGATTTTGATACCTGCGATTTGACCAATAAAGCCATTTCTTAATGCTTCATTTGATAAGTCATGGTCTAAACCTGCAAAAGTATTTGTAAGACCAGATTTGAGGTCATACGCTACCTTTGGGTGTACCACAAGATATGTTTCATTAACAGGTAATCCTGCTGCTCTTAGTGTTGAAGCTGCATTAAATACAGTTGCAGGGGAAAGTACTGCACTATCTGTACCTGCTGCTGTGCTAAAGCCATCAAATAGAGCAATTAAGTCTTGATCCATTTTCTTTGCGATTGCTTCACCAAAAAGTCTACCAATATCTGCTGCTACATTTCTTGGTGCAGAGTTTCTTGCTAGGTCTGTTAATGTTGTCATTACACCAACTTCTGAAGCTGTAATAGTTACAGAACTTGGATTGATTGCTGTGTTTGATAAATCTGCTGCTTCACTTACTGCTGCGGCTGCTACTGCTGCATAAATAGGAACTTCAACTGACTTACCACCACCTGCTATTGCGTAGTTCTTCACAAGGTTTTTCATTATAGATTTCTCTTGAATAACGAATTGTGCTTCAGCTACGATTTCAGTATACAGTTCGGAAACTGTACTCGAGGTTGTTTCATTAGCCATAGTTATATCCTTTCATAGATATTATTTATTTAAATTAACAATCTTACTAACACTATCTCTTTGCTTTCTATGTTCTGCATAGAGTTTCCTGTCAGCAGGATTATTCATGTCTAGTTCCGAAATGTTTAGAGTCTTATTCGTTTCTGACTTACCCACATTACTAACACTTCCACTCCCAGAAGGAGTTGCTGCTTGAAAGTGTGCGTTCTGTGTTAAAAACTCTTGTACTGCTTCATCAACAGTAAGTAGTTCACCCTTTGAGTTATATCTTGGAGTTTTATCTTTATCAAGTATTTCTACACGACCATCTGAATTTAAATGAACATTATCCTTTAAAAGTTCTTTAATCTGGTCTGGGTTGATTGCATTGTTTTTAGAAGCAGAGTTAATTAATTGTTTATCAATTCTTTCATTCTTTAGTTCTTGCTCTAGCTTTGTAACCTTTTCTGTAAATTCTTGTGATTTCTTTTTAATCACTTCATCAAACTTACCTCTCTCTAATGCAAGTTCTTCTTCTTTCCTTGCCTTCTCAGCAATAGCAGACTTTGCATCATCAAGACTTTCAATACCTAAATCTTTCATTATGGATAGCTTTTGTCTTGCTAACCTCTCTTGTACTATTTTATCTATATCAGCTTGTTTGGGTTGAGATTGATCTTTAGTTTCTTGTACTACTTCCTCTTGTTTAGTTTCTTCCTGTATTGTTTCCGTTTTGTTCTCGTCAGACATAATAAAATTCTCCTTATTATGTTAGATGTATAAAATAATTATAGATTATTCAACAAATTTATCCCAATCATCATCAAAGAGAATAAAGCTATGTCTACATCTATATCCTCCTCTGTTGATAAATGGATCTGTTCCAGACTTACCTCTCCATGTACTTTGCCATGTAGATCGTGCTTCTTCTTCAGTAAAAACTCTATTTAAGTTCCTTCTACAAAAATCTCTAGTAGTAGTGATATTAGTTCCTACATATTGAAATTTAGTAATCCCTGCTTCTTTACCTTTGTATATTGTAAACTGACCATCAAATTGCATTAAACTATCATGTGCTATTTGACTCGCAAATCTTCGCATATTATTTCCCAGAATATCTGAAGCATATTTAGTATGAAGTATCTCTCTAGCATTCTTGACTCTTGCAATAATCTCTGCGTTATCTGAATATCTATTTTTAGATATATAATCAGTTAATCTGTTTATAGCTGTTTCATTTGATCTCTGGTAAACACCATTGATTTGACCTCTGATATTTTTAACCATTTCATTAAATGGTCTACCTGTTACACTTGATTGATAAACTTCATTAGCAATAGTATCTAGAAATCTATTACCCATATCTTCAAAGCCAGAAAAAGATAAGAACTTTAAATCATTAATTACTTTGAGGTCTGGTTTAGTAAGTGTTTTAAATTTATCTGGAATGGGTAGGGGTTTAATAAATCTCTGATATTCTTTTACTATCTCATCATATTCAGAAACAATACTATCAGCTTCTTTAAGAAAGTTTTGTTCTATGAGTCTTTTAAGATTTGGTCTTAGTTGAATTGCAAGTTGTGTTGTGAGTTTGACTCCACCAGATGATAA